CGTTTACCCCATCGCGAGTTTTATATCAGGGGTCAAATCGCAATATTGGAACGCAAACTAACATTGCGTGCAACTGACGGGTTGTGGGCTTCGCTTAAATCTGATGACGAGTCCACGCCCGCCACAACCCGCAGTTAACGCTTGACGTTAGTTGCTTATCTTGCAAAAGGTGAAATATGGCGCAATTACCACTTAAGCACAGACTTTTCCGCAAACTCCATAAGGAGCATGGTATTTTTCTCGATACTATGAAAATGCAAAGTTTTCGCCGTAATGGTTTCGGCTCTCGCATTATTTCGTGGGCAACGATTGGTCAAGAGATAGATTATCAGAGTTTTGAAACTATGAATGCCTGCTTGAAACTTCCCACAAAACTTATACAGGATGACCTGCGAAGCAATTTGTTTACGATAGAAGTTGATCTCGATAAAATTGCCGCAACTAACAAAGCGTCCACCCGGCTTGAAGCGGGCGCGGCAAACGTTGACAGTGAACCCAATCCCGCCGTTTCAAGCGGGTAACGCAAACCGTTAGGTGCTACCATGCAAATAAAAACTGGTCATAATTGTTTACGTTGTGGAAAGCCCTTATGGGCTAATTATCCTACTATGCCACCAGTGTGGCGGCTGGCGTTTTGTTCTGCGTGGTGCCACGGGCTTTATCGCATCTTCGCACCTAACAAACGCTTGCACTGGACGCTTCGCCTATTAGCGTATCTGAAAAATAGTGTTGGCTTAGGCTCGCGCCAGTAAAGCCAGCCGTTAGACTCCTAAGAAAGAGAGTCCTTATGTTGAAGTACCAAGACCTTTTGACGCCTAAACTTATCTGGAACATTGAACAAAACAAACCCTCACTCGTGGCGAAAGATTTACAGGCTTTCGGCGTTCCGTCTGAGATTACCCATAGCGTTCTTTTGGCGCGTGGTATTTACAAGTGGCTTTCTGTTCGTCGTCAACTCATCAAACTCAAAAATGTTTGGAAGTCTCGTATTGTTGAAACTTTGGCGAAACTCAAAGAAGCGAAGCAGGAGCGCAACGATTACGAAGTTGGATATTTGCGCGGCTACCTGAAAGCCTATGAAGAATGTCGCGGTGAAGTGCGTGCTTTATGCCATTCCGAAAGGTGGCAGGCTCCCGATTTTGACCGCCAAGCACAGGCGCATTTACGGGGTCTAACACCGCGTGAACCCGACAACGGGGATTCACCTGACTTACAGGCATTATCCGCTCTTGAGGCTGGTTCTGCCATCAGAGATTTATCGTAACCCGCATGGGTTACGCTGACCGTTGGGCGCATGAATAATAAATTTGTAAAACCAAAAGCAATTGGTCTGCAATGGGTGTGGGTTTGCAAAGAATGTGAAACCCCCATCATTGTCGTAAATAGGCGGTATTTCTGGGCTTGCAAATGTCATATACGTCCTGCTTCTGCTGAGCCTGATACTCAACCGCGCAGGCAAGCCGTTGGGCAGATAGGAGCAAACGATGTCGGATAACACACCATGGGGAGCGTTGGCAATGTGGTCACTTGATTTTATTCGCGCCGTGCGTGAAAGACCTTTGCTTTCAAAAATTCTATTCCGCCTTGTTATCGGCAAATATGCTTATCGCGAGTTTATAGGTATGATGGATACTTTTCAGTACGCTGGTTACTCCCCATATTTTGATTATTCCTGTGAAACTGTTGGCTATCACAAAGATAAAATTCCATTTATAAACTGGTGGGCAGAAAGAGAAGGTTTGTATAACCGTGAATCTACTCGACACCCTCAGATAATGAAGTGACTTTTCACAAAAAGTAGGTAATATGTCAATCATAATTTATCATTATCCAGACGGCTGGGGCGCGTGGTGTCCAGTGTGCAATGAGGTGTTTTCGTTTGGTAATAAATTGCATGTTGAAATTGAGGCTAAACATCACGTCTGCCCAACAAAGTATACACTTGACGTGACTTCCGTCACATCCTCCGACGAGCGAGTAAACCTGTGGTACAATGCCAAAAACTAATGAAAGGAGCAAAATGGAAAAATTCAAGAAACTTTTGGTAAGTCGAAAATTCTGGGCGTCCGTAATTGGCTTGGTTGTTCTGGTTATCAAGCAGTATTCGCCCTCGTTCCCGTTTTCGGAGCAAGAGATTCTGGCGTTTGTGGCAGTTATCGCTTCATACGTCGTCGGCGTTGGGCTGGAAGACAGCGCGAAATAATAAAGATAATCCTCCCGCGTCGGAATTCAACCGCGCGGACTGCGGAGTAACAGCGGCGGGAGGTTATCCCATCGAGACATCATGGATATTGTCGCGGCATTTATCGGTTTTGCTGGAGTTGTTGTGGGGGCGATTGGTCAATATTTTTTACAACCAATCCTTGCGAAATTATTGAACAGAAAAAAGGATACGGCAGAGGTGTCCTTGACGCAGGTACAAACAGAACAATTGCGTCAACAATTGCAATTAGACGTTATTAGCGCGGCGCGTGAGGCGGTAAAGGACAAACTCGCCGAAATTGGGGAACTGGAAAAAAAAATAGGTAATGAGCGTCGGGAGTATCTCGGCAGGGAAGCCCAATTACTAGAGCGTGTTGCAAAACTCGAAAAAAATAACGTGGAATATATGCGTCTGGTCACGGAGAGAGACACTATTATTTTGACGCAACAAAAAACGATTGAAAAACTCCAACGCGATTTAGACGAGGCGCAGGGGATGGTGAGACAGTTTAAACACATGATAGACACTGGTGAATTGAGGTATTCGAGGATAAAGATAAAAAAATGAACGAATTATACGAACCGCTTGGAACGTTGTATCCAATACAAATAATTGACATTTACGGCGGGAATGAATGGTGGAATATTGACACGGCAAAAAAACGCGGTTTGCGCGGAGTTATATTTAAGGCGGGACAGGGCGGATGGGCAACATATCCGAAAGCGTGGATTGGCGAATGCGTCAAGGCGGATTTTCCGTTTGGCGTTTATTGGCTGATTGATTCTCGGTATGATTCAGGATACCATGTCGGCGCGATAAAAAATGCGTTTCCCGACAGGTATTTTGGGCGGCTTGGCTGGTGGTGGGATATTGAGAAACCCCGAACAACAATGACCGATACAGATTATTGGAAAACCCCCTACTCTGGTAACGGGCTAATTCAATCTGTTATTGAAAAATTCGCTGGTTGGTCGGGGGAATATGGCGGCATTTACACATCCCCCGGAATGGCGGCGCGGTTGGGGTGGGGCGGAACGTTGTTTAGATACAAGGCGCTTTACAAAATCCTCTCACAAATGCCGTTGTGGGTTGCGCAATATAATAATCGTATATCTCGCCCAGATAAAATCGCTCCGTTTGGGGACGCATGGACGTTTTGGCAATATCGAGAGCGACCCGATTACAATTATTTCAACGGGGACGAGACGGCGTTTAATCAATGGTTGGATGGTCACGATTATTACACGCCAGTTAGCGACCCGAAACTCAAAAAATATGGGGTGACAACGTATGCTTTGCGCGTTAGAAGTTTACCAGATGTATCATCACCGTCGTTAAAAACGTTGTGGATGAGTACACAGATTACAATTTGCGACGAGGTTGGCGAGTGGTATAAAATTTCCTCCCCCCTTGAGGGATACGTCAATTCCAAATATGTGAGGCTGAATGTTTCCGTATAGAGTAATTACCGTTTTGGGCTTAAGATTGCGCAACGAGCCGACGACAAACAGCGCCACAATCGGAAAACTGCCGTATGGCACAATCGTATTTGGCGAGCCGATTGATAGCGGGGATTGGTTGAAAACGAACGATGGGTATTGCGCGATTTGGCATAGCGGTATTAGGTTGATGGATTTGGCATGGGGCAAAATACGCGGATACGTCCTGCATGATATTGACGTTTACGGGGTATCGCGACCCGAACGCAATGAGATTGAGAGCGGCGCGCCCAACAACGCCGAGGGGCTACCAGAAACCGTAAAGATGCGGGATTCCAGATTAATTGACCTGACGCGAGAGTTACAGTGGTATTGGTACGGAGAGTTACAAAAGCGCAACCCCAACATGACGGAGGAGGAGCGAAAGAAGGGGTGGGCGTCAATGACGCGCGGTTGGGCGGCGGTAACAAACAAATTCGGCAGTCTGCAATACGCCGACTACATTAACAAAACTAATGACGGGGCGCCTCCAATGAAATTAGAGCCAATAATTATGGGCGGCGCTGAGGTCACGCTTTTAGGACGCGCCAAGTTCGGGCGCGCGCCAAACATCGAGTATTGTTACAAAATTTTGACGGACAGCGCGAAAGTACGGATTGGGTTATTTTACAATCCAACTATTTCACGTCGTGACCGAACAGTTATTCCGTTTTCACAGTTCGACGTTCCGCTTGTACCCATAATGACATTGGATAAGCAATATAATTTCATCCCCCAAGCGCGCATTAGGGTTTTGCGCGAGGGAGAAAGTTTGTCGCCTTATGTCAGGTAGAAAATGGCTGATGTTAGGGAGTGGTGCAGGAAGAAGGGAATACCGCCGCGTCTTGTCGCGGCATTCGAGGCGTACATCAGGCAACATTACGCCTACCTGTTTTTTAAGACAACCCCATCTGCAACAACCGATTTATTGATCAATAGTTTAAGCGTTGAGTTTATTGACACCGCGTGGGTGAATTTTGTTTATGAGATGAAAAAGACAATAGAGGAAATGGGCAGTCATGTATTTGACGTTTTTGATTAGTTTACCGTTGGAATTATTTTTATTTGTACGTCGTTTTTTGTGGGGGCTTGTCATTGATGTTTCAATCCGACAATATCAGGCAATCCACGAAAGGACAAAAAATGAGCAAAGATGTTATGCTATCGGTTCTGTCAGACATGCACAGCGGGAGCGTTCACGCGTTATTCCCAAATAGATTTTGGGAGGGGAAGTATCAGAATTATACGCCAACCGAGAAGAACAGGCGAACGTGGGAACATTTTAGGAAGTGCGCCGAATACGCGAGAGCGGCGCGAAAGGACAAGCGATTATTAATTGTCCACAATGGGGACGCAATAGAGGGAGTACATCATGCCAGCATAGACGTTGTTACAAGAAACAAAGATGAGCAGGCGGAGATACATATAGAGTTAATGGACTGGTATATGCGTAAGGCGAGGTTTATCACTGACGATAAACTATACTACGTCAAGGGAACGGAATGTCACGTTGAGGACAAGGAACATGAGATAGGCAAGGATTTGGGCGCGCAAAAAACAAAAGAGGGATTGTATGCGTTTGACCATTTGGAGTTGGAGATTAACGGCAGGCTTGTATGGTTTGTCCATCACGGGAAGGGGAGAGGAAGCGGGGCGAATGAAGGAAACGCGCTTAGGAACTGGATGCGGGATATATATTTTGATTGTCAAAAATTGAGCATTCGTCCCCCCGACTTGGTTATATCTGGGCATACGCATACGCCAGCATATAATACGCATGTTGTATCGCGTGGGAATGGTTATCATGTAACGCATGGGATAATCTGTCCGTCGTGGCAATCCAAAACACGGTTTGCGTATCGCGTTGCGCCCGTCGAAGTAAATCAAATTGGAGCGGTGTTCGTGGAAATACGCTCAGACGGGGAAATACGTCCGCCTGTGATTATGACAATGGATACAGAGAGCAAGCAGAGCGTCAAGTTTTGAGTTATTCTAATTTCTCGAATAACTGAAAAGAGGTTTATCACTGATGATAAACCTCTCTTTTGTTACTTTTGCGGTATCTCGTTTTGTCCCCTGATTATGGACGTTAGATACTCACTGATGCCATCCCATCCCATTTCCTCCGCCATGGCGTCAAGGAGTTTTTGACGCCTACTTTGTGTTCGGCGGTTTATCCGCCGACGGCGTTCGACGGCTTCATCGGATGGTTCTGGACAATTCTTGTTGTCGCAGTACCACTCTTCGGCACGGCTTATTTTGTCGTGCTTCATGGGTTCGTCACATTTGGGGCATATTCTTTGTTCTTCGTTGTATAGCATGATTATCCTTTCGCTGTATGTAGTTATTTTATGACATTCGTTATATAATGTGTATAGTACCGAAGTACTATGACATTTGTTCTAATTATGACAAAATTCAGGCGTTGAATTTTGGGGTATAATGCGGTCATGTGGAATAATCGTATTATAGGACATGATGAGGTTGACCCTCAACAATTGTTAGCCCACCCTAATAACTGGCGTATCCATCCTGCCTATCAGCAAAAGGCGTTGAAGGGCGTAATAGATGACATCGGATATATCAAATCCGTAACGGTTAACAAGCGGACTGGGAGGGTAGTGGATGGACATTTACGCGTTACGTTGGCGCTGAGAGATGGGGTTGACAAAATTCCCGTCGAGTACGTTGATTTATCTGAGGAAGAGGAAGCCGAAGCGCTGTTGACGATTGACCCTATTGCGGCTTTGGCGGGAAGCGACAAGGACAATTTGACCGCGTTGTTGGCGAGGGTAGATACAGACAACGAGGATGTTCTCAATCTGCTTACAGATACGGCTAATAACGCGAACATAAACCAAAGGGATGATTGGTCAAAAAATCCTGAAATTCCAGAACAATTCCACATTATCGTGATTTGCGAAAATGAGCAAGAACAGACTGAAATGATAAATCGTTTTTTGGAGGATGGCATAAAATGTCGAGCCTTAATATCGTAAGGCAAAGCGACGTTATAAAAACAGCGCGCGTTGTACAATTGGAGGGTATTTTCGATATTCCCCCATCCGATAAAAGCGTAGAAAAGTGGGAAGTTAATTTCGTTTTGCCGGAAACGTGGAATATCGGTTTAATTGTTGGCGCAAGCGGAAGCGGAAAAACGACAATAGCTAGAGAATTATTTGGAAATAGTATCGTTAACGGTTTTGATTGGCCGGCGGATAAGAGCATTGTTGACGGTTTTCCAAAATCCATGTCCATAAAAGACATTTGCGAGTTATTATCATCTGTTGGTTTTTCTTCTCCTCCGTTGTGGTTACGTCCGTTTCGCGTGTTGAGCAACGGCGAACAATTTCGAGTCAACATGGCGCGTGGACTTGCGGAACAAAAAGAATTGCTTGTTGTGGACGAATTTACAAGCGTTGTGGATAGAACAGTTGCAAAAATTGGAAGCGCCGCTATCGCAAAAACCATTAGACGAATAAATCAAAAATTTATTGCCGTGTCATGTCATTACGATATTGTCGAATGGCTAGAACCAGATTGGATTTATCAGCCCGTAACCAACGAGTTTACGAGCGGGAGGTCTCTTCGGCGACCCAAAATCAACCTTGAAATCAAGCGCGTACATACGTCTGCTTGGGGATTGTTTAGCAAATATCACTATTTAAGCGGGTCGTTAAATAAATCCGCCGTTTGTTTTTGCGCTTTTTGGGATGGGATTCCCGTTGCGTTTATTGGGTGGTTGCATTTGTTACATAAGGTCAAAAATATGAAACGAATAACCAGACTTGTTACGTTACCAGATTATCAAGGCGTAGGTATTGGCAGAGCGCTCCAAACTTACACTGCTTCGGTTGTTAAGGGTTTGGGGTATCGCCCGCGTATAACATCAAGTCACCCATCGGTTATTCACAGCCTGAGCCGCGACGAAAATTGGAGAATGACAAGATTTCCTCAGCGCGCGTCGTTCAGTGAAAAATTTTCAAAAGCCCCCATCGGTCGAACATTTTCCACGAACAGATTGGTCGCCGCGTTTGAGTATGTCGGAAATGGGATTGCCAAAGAGACGGCGGAAAAAATTTGGTACGGTGAATTAAGGGGTGAAAATGGCAAATAATATAGACGCTACCGAAAAACAAGCAAAGGCGTTAGTTTTGAGAAAAGCGGGCGCGTCGTATGCCGCCATTGCGGAAGCGCTTGGGTATGGTGGCGTTAGCGGCGCGTTTAAGGCTGTTTCGTCCGCGCTAAAAAAGACACTTCGCGAACCCGCCGACGAATTACGAACATTGGAATTGGCGCGGTTAGACGATATGCTTAAGGCGATCGCTGGTCATGTTGCGGCTGGCAATTTAACCGCGATAGACCGCGCGTTAAAAATACAACAACGGCGCGCGGCATTGCTAGGACTGGATATGCCGACAAAAATTGAGAATAGCGGAGATGTGAGGGTGACCATCGAATATGCAAAAATTAATAATACAAATACCTGAACTCCACGCTGGACAACAACGGATAAAAAACGAACGCAGGCGGCATAACGTTATTGATTGCGGTCGTCGATTCGGAAAGAATATCCTGCTCCAAGACCTGTCCATCGAAACGGCGGCAATTGAGAACGCGCCTGTTGGGTGGGGAGCGCCAGTATACAAACAGGTATTGGACGACTTTAGAGCGTTGGACAACATGCTTGCGCCGATTATCACGCGCAGGAGCATGAGCGAGTTGAGGTTAGATATTCTTGGCGGAGGGTCAATCGAGTTTTGGTCGCTGGATAAACCTGACAACATGCGCGGCAAGAAGTACAAAAGATTTATCGTTAATGAGGCGGGGTTTGTTGGCAAACTAATTGACATACGCAATCACATCATAGCGCCAACGTTAATTGACTATCGCGGCGATGATTACTATTCGGGAACGCCAAAGGGCATGAACGGGTTTTACGCCTTGTATAATCAGACTGGCGACGACTGGATGCGGTGGAAAATGTCCAGTTACGAGAACCCGCATATCCCAAGCGACGAATTGGACGCGCTAAAAACAACAATGCCAGAGCGCGCCTTCCAGCAAGAGATTCTCGCGGAGTTTATCGAGGGTGGGGGAGGGGTGTTTCGCAATATCAGAGAGATGGCGGTCGAGAAGCCGCAAGAGCCGCAGAGCAAACATCAATACATTATCGGCGTGGATTGGGGCAGGTCGTATGATGCAACCGTATTTAGCGTGTTGGATGTTGCGGAACGTAGGCAGGTGTGGTTAGACAGGATGCTGGATACTGATTATGCAAGCCAACGGATACGACTTAAGGCGCTATCGCAGAGGTATAATAACGCCGTTGTGCTGGCGGAATCAAATAGTATCGGACAGCCTAACATCGAGGCGTTACAAGGCGAGGGCGTACCTGTACAAGGATTTATCACGACCAACGCGACGAAGGCAAATATTATTCAGGCGCTGGAGTTGGCGTTTGAGAATTGCCGCCTAACTATCATTGACGACGAAGAGCAGATAAACGAATTGATAGCATACGACAACGAAAAGTTATTATCTGGTCTTATTCGGTACGGCGCGCCAGACGGTATGCACGACGATATTGTTATGGCGTTAGCGCTGGCGTGGTGGGGCGCGGCAGGCAGTAATCAGTGGTTGATGTTATAGGAGAAAGGAGCAAATGGCGCACATATTAACCAACGGCGTGAAGTCCACGCAGATAAAGGACAGTTGGGATTTTGTGGAGTTTATGAACTCCAACTATGGTAACGAGGCGGCGAATATGTATTCCCGCGTCGCGGCGATGTATCGGGCGGCGAATAAAACAGCGGAGGCGGTCGCCAATATGCCGTTTGTGCTGATGGATAAGAGCGAAAACGAATACGATACATCGAGCAACTGGCAAAATAAAATCGGGATACTCCCCAATCCAGTTGAGTTGTTTCGCTTGTTTTCCTTGTCATTATTTTTTACGAACACAGCCTACGGGCTGGTAACGAAGAACGCGTTGGGTCAGGGGAAGAACGTTTATTACCTAGTCCCAACATCCATGCGACCAATTACAGACAGCGTTACAGGGGAACTAACAACGATTGAGCGCGTGGTAAATGGTGTGCCGACATACTACAAGCCTGACGACCCATCGCTGATTAGAATATGGCGATTAGACCACACGACGGAATTACTACCGTCTAAAAATACGGATGCAGAAGCGGCAAGCGCGGCGGCTGGCGTTATGTATTATTCGGATTTCTTTACTCGAAACTTCTTTGAGCGCGGTGGGGTAAAGCCGACAATCGTATCCGTGAAGGGAATGTTGTTCCCAGACGGCAAAGAACGCGCTGAGGGTGAGTGGGATAAATTCGTCAGGAACGTATCCAAGCGGCTTGCGAAGATTGTCAACGGCGACGCCATGGATGTAAAACCATTTGGCGCTGGCGTGGACGATTTGAAGGACAGTCAGGTCTACAATCAGGCGCTTGCGAATATAGCCATTGCGTCTGGTATGCCATTATCATTATTACTTGCCAACTCCGCCAACTACGCGACCGCGCAGATAGAGTATATGACGTGGTTTAGAGACAAAATCGTTCCTAATTGTAACTTCCTCGCCTACGAACTGAATAGGCAGTTATTCTCGCGGTACGGATTGCACATGATGTTTACGCCAGAGACAACCGACCCCGAACAGGAAGATGAAGTCGCGCGCGCCAGCGCTATGTCTACGTTTGTTGATTTCATTAACAAGTGTCCGAGCGCCGAGATTGCGCTTGAGTCTGCCGCCACGTTCGGATATGAGTTAACGGATGGGTTGGTAGAGGCAATCAAAAAATATTTTGCGGACAAAGAGCAAAGGGCGGTTGAATTGCAAGCACAGATGCAACCAGTGACCGAAGAGGCGGAGGAAGAAAAGGAAGAGGAAGAAGAGGGGGTCGAGGAAGAGCCGCCCGTCAAACTTTGGACGCCAACGCTGGACGAATACAACGAGATGCGCGTATGGCGAGAGGTAGCATTGCGCCGACAGAGACGGGGAGAGGCGCTTGACTTTGAATACACCCCACACTATGGAGGTTTGCCAGAGGATGTAACCAACGCAATCTGTTTGGCGTTGCCGACTTGTCAAACAGCGGACGATGTAAAGAGCGCGTTTGAATTTACGATGGGCGAGCGGCGGGATGATGGGGAACTCAAAGCGCTTGCCGACGCGCTGAACAACTACAAAGAACAGCAACCATTGACGATAAACGTAACCGCCAATGTGCCAGAACCCAAAGCGATTGTAACCGTTCAAGTTCCAGAATTGCCTAAACCGAACACTGAGGTTAATAATCAAATTGAATCGTAACGACGTTGTAAAGATTGTCGTCAAGCGACATCCAGAGATAATCCCTTATCTGCATAAGGCGATTCGGTTTATCGCGGCAGTATCCAATCCCGCGACCAAAACGGAGGGGGCATATTTCATGCAAATATGGAAGCGCGTCAAGGAACTTTATAACGGCGAAATATCCGAAGGGGATTTCGCGGACGCGATGGCGCGCATTGTACAGGAACAATTGACAAAGGCGTTCCGTGCGGCGTTGAGAGACAGTGAACTCGACCCCAATTTAGTCAACGAAGCAGGAGAGGGATTTGCGGACGAATTGGAGCAGATGATATTGGACGAGTATGATTTTGTTGACGGTCTCGCGTCGGACATCGTAAGCGCGGCAGGAAGCGATAGCGGGTACGAATCGTTTCGCAGTCGGGCGGAGATTTGGGCGAACAGATACAACGACGCATATAATACCGCGATGATGATTATCGGCGAGCAGTACAATAACAACATGATTTGGGAGTATGGCGATACGGAACATTGCGACACCTGCCAGCGTCTAAACGGGATTGTTATGTCGGCGAGAGAATGGGATGAATTGGGAGTGCGTCCACAAGACCCACCGAACGACCTGTTAGAGTGTGGCGGTTGGCGTTGTGGGTGTACGCTATCCCCCACCGATAAGCGGCGGTCGCCGAAGGCTTATGATACCGTTCTAAACATTGTGAGCAAATAAATGCTAAAGTTTCAAACGCGCGGACTGGACGAATTCAAGGGCTACATCGGCGGGCTTGAACGCGGCTTGCGCGGGAAAGTAACCGTATGGATTAGCGAATGGCTGATAGGTAATGGACAAAGGGGGTTGAAACACTACCCGCCGTATAAATACGTTACTCGCAAATCCGCGTATGGCAGGGCGTTTAAGACCGAGAAACAACGGCGCTACGTTATGGCAAAAATCAGGAGCGGAGAGATAGCCCCTGGATACCCTCACCGAACAGGCAACCTACAACGCGGTTGGACAATGGCAGGAGAAGGAACGAAAACGACAATCGAGAACGCTACTCCATACGCGGGTTACGTCATGGGCAACGACGAGCAAACCAAAATGCACCGCAAAATTGGATGGCGAAAGGTTGCGGACATTATTTCGACGAACATCGCTGGCGCGATAAAGCACGCGGAGAGCATGATTAAAACATTGCGCTAGGTTTATCGCTGGCGATAAACTGTGGTAAAATAGGACAAACAATCTAATACGTCTGGCGATAGTCAATTGATATAAGCCGAAGTCCCTAACGGGATTCTCGGCTTTTTTATTTGTCGGACGGGTGAGGTGATAAATGGCAAAGAACATACCTCCTGAATTGGAGGAAAAATTCAAACAGTGTAAAGAAAAGGTGATGGCGGGCGGTCAGGACGAAGAAGCCGCCTATGGTATCTGTTATATGTCGGTTGTGGAGGGCAAATCTTTGGGCGATGCGTTTCGCCAGTGGGGCGCGACGAAAGTAGGCGCGAGGAACAGCAGGAGGGACACCGAGCGCCTACAAACAATCCACGACTTTGCGGTTGAGAATGGCGCGGCGTGCAACAAAAAGGACATCGAGATTACCGATGAAACGCCCGTATTTTTTGGCGGAGCGGTCAAGGCGCTGGATGATAGCGGAAAAGTTGGAGGCTATCTTGTCAAATTCACGCCAGAGGGCGACCTTGATTTGACGGGAGACCATTTTACGAGCGAAACGGATTACGGCGAAGCGGACAGATTGCCTGTAATGTACCATCATGGATTTGACGCTGAGATAGGCAAGCGCCGAATTGGGGTTGCCGATGTCAAGCGCGACGATGTTGGATTGTGGGCAGAAACACAATTGTATTTGAGGGATGAATACGAAAAGATGGTTTTTGAACTTGCCAAGAGAGGCAAATTGGGATACTCAAGCGGCGCGGCGCCCCATGCCGTTGAGAGAACGCCAGAAGGCAAGGGTTACAAAATCACCCAGTGGTACATCGCGGAGGCGTCGTTAACGCCAACTCCCGCAGAGCCGCGCAATAGCGTTGTACCGATTAAATCATTGATACCGTCTCAATCGGACATGGACGTAGCAGACGATAACCAAAAACAAAAAAAGGAGTTAGATATGGAAAAAGACGAATTGAAAGCCATGTTCGACGAGCAAAAGACTTCCCTCGAAGCGCTCGTTACGGACAAGGCGACCGAAGCCGCAAAAACGGCTGTAAAAGATTTTGCCGACAGTTTGCCAGAGATTAAGGCGTCGTTCAATAACGTGCAGGTCACGAAAGACGAAGCCGATAAGCCTTTTGCAAGTATTGCCGAGCAGATGAAAGCGGTAAAGGCGTTCACCGAATCGTTCGGAAAGGACACCCACCCGCGCATGAAGTATCTCGAATCGGTCAAGGCGCCGCTTGGAATGAACGAAGGCGTTCCTTCTCAGGGCGGTTTCCTACTTGACCCGACGCTTACGGATATGTTCATCGCCCCGATTCACGAGATGGGCGCATTTTCGTCCCGCGTCTCCCGCCTGCCTGTTAGCGCCAACTCAAACTATGGTTGGATTAACGGCGTTGACGAAACCTCCCGCGCGACTGGTTCGCGTTGGGGTGGGGTGCAGGGCTATCGCCGCGCTGAGGCTGGCAGTGTCGCCGCGAGTAAACCGAAATTCCGCCGAATCAATTGGGAATTGAAGGCTTACGAAGCGCTTGTGTACGTCACTGAGGAAATGTTACAAGACGTTTCCATGACGACCGCCATCGTGAATAAGTCATGTATCGAGGAATTGCAATTCATGGCGAACGACGACATCCTCAACGGCGACGGCGTTGGAAAGCCCCTTGGCATTTTGAATTCTGGAGCGCTTATCAGCGTCTCGCGCGTCGCTACGTCAAGCGTTAGCCATGCCGATATTCTCGCCATGTACCAACGCCTACACCCGCAATTTCGCGGGAACTCCGCGTGGTTCGTGAACAGTGAAGTTGAACCCAAACTCAACCAGTTGTATTTTGACGCCACGACCAGCGTTTTGTCGCCCTACGTTTCATACGGTCAAGACGGCGTGCTTCGGATTATGGGCAAGCCTGTAATCGTTACCGAGTTCAACGCCGCGCTTGGGACTGCTGGCGACATTCTTCTCGCCGATGTGTCTCAATACTTGTGGTGGGAGAAGGGCGGCATTCAGTCCAGCGTTAACCCATGGATCCAATGGTTGACCAGCGAACAAGCGTTCAAGTTCACCTATCGCGCCGACGGTCAAAGCGCGTATTACTCCGCCATCACCCCGTACAAGGGAACGAGTACTCAATCACCGTTCGTTACTCTATTGGCGACGACCTAAAAAGGAGCATGAGATGAAACCTACCTATGCCGAAGCCTTGAAATATTTGCCGCTTCTCGCGCCGCAGGATATTGTGGCGACCGCGACCGCAACCGAATACGTTAAACTCGCGCGATGCGAGGGGCTGATTGAAATTGCCGTCCAGTTTGGCGCTATTGCCTCAACCGACAGCACTGGCGAAGTTGTTGTCACCATCGAAGCCAACGCCACGAACGATACGTCTTCTTCGGATGACGCTACTGCCGCCATTGCCTTTAATTATCGCCTCTCCGCCGCTGTTGGTACGGACAGCATGGGAGCGATTACTGCCGCCACTACCGCAGGCGCGTCCGTTGTCAATACCAACGATAACAAGACGCTGTTGTGCTACGTTGACCCCTCTGCCGTCGCTGGAACTGCTGGACAGAAATACGTCCGAGCCGTTATTTCCCCGACCGCAGAAGTTACCTCGACGATTGTGTGCGCCTCTGCGCGATATATTCCGCGTTACGCTGGCAACTCTATCTCTTCGGACACCTAACCTATTGGGGGCGGGGTAAAATCCGCCCCCCCATCCTATGGCTGATTATTGCACCCTCACGGAAATCAAAGCGGAAATCCCAGAATCTGGGTATTCGTCGTCTACGGATTACGACGCGTCTATATCCGCGCTGATAACCGTTGCGTCTCGAATGATTGACCGCGAATTGGGAAGATGGGATAACTTTTTTTACCCGACGACCGATACCGTCACGCGATATTACGACGGTTCTGGCGGAGAGGTACAGCGCATTGATGAAGCGGTAAGTATCTCGACTGTATCAATGTCCCTTCAAGGATTGGTCGGGAGTACAGACTACACCGACCTCGACGCAACCGATTACTTCACGCGCCCATATAATACAATTGCCAACGCCAAGCCGATTACACATTTGGAAATGGACGGGCTTAATGGCGATTATGGAACGTGGTACAGTTTCAAAAAATCCGTCAAAGTGGCTGGAATATTTGGTTATTCCGCCTCCCCTCCCCCACCGATTACGCAGGCGGCGAAGATACAAACGGTTAGGTGGTTAATGCGGTCGAAATCAGGTTACCAAGACGTTGGCGCTAACGTGGAAATTGGCGGCATTGTCATCAAAGGTCAGTTGGATTTAGACCCAGACATCAAATCGCTTTTGTATCCCTACAAGCTGGAATTAGACAATGCCTAACGTGATTGACAACGCCATCGCCAGATTGCAGGACATCGCGTTGGCGTGTACGTCTGTGACCATCAAAAGCGCGCCAGATTATCCGATTGAAAACGCAGACCCGTTTCCTATGGCAATCACCCACCTTGCGGAGGGCGAAGCGTTTGCGGTTAATTCGTCCACGCTCCAGTTTATGCCGACCGTGAATGTAGATTTTCATTTTAGCCGCATAAATCTAAAGCAGGCATATCAGCAAAGCGACCTAATCGCGCTGGAATATTTGCAGAGACTCGCTGGCGACCCGACATTAAATGGAGTTGTTGACACAATACAAATTAACGGGGCAAATCCCGTTACGTTTGCGGTAGAACCTGTTGATTGGGGCGGCGTAATCTCTCAGATGTTGAGATTTGTCGTCCAGTTAAAAACTTTAGAAACGCCGTTAGCGACGACGTAGAAAGTCAGGAGATTTGAAAAACACAGTTGTTATTGTTGGGTCGCACCCACAAACAAGAAGCCTGTTTGACACATCCCGAACAGATTGTGACGTTTGGATGTTCAACGAGGCGAAATCCAATCCCCAAAATGATTGGGCAAAATGCGCTCACGCGGTTTTCCAAATGCACGATGCTGTGATTTGGCAAAACCCGAACAATCGCAACGACCCCAATCATTACGAATGGCTGAAAACGCAAACGGATACGGTTGTTTATATGCAGGCAAAATACCCCGATGTACCAATGTCGGAAGCGTATCCAATCGAAGAAGTGTTGAACCTTAACAAATTGTCAAAAGACTTTTTAACGTCGTCTGTATCGTATGCCCTTGCGCTTGCCCATCTGAAAAAATATAAGCGCGTCGAGGTGTACGGCGTGCGGATGGAATCGAATACCGAATGGTCGTATCAGCGAATTGGAGTTGCGTTTTGGTTGGGCGTTC